TTAAACGCCGAAAAGCCCCTCCTGATATCCTCTCGGGGTCGGCACCCCATCTGGCCATGTGCCGTAGATCAATTCGACGCAATCGCTCTGTTTTGCCCCTCCGCCAACCGTGTATTGATAGTCAACTTCCACCACCGGTAGATCCTTGAACAACTCCCTGATATCCGGGTGATCGTTGATGGAGATAATCATTTGGCCCCTGATGGTTTTCGCCAGTTTGGCCATTGCTTCGTATTGCTCCCAGCCGAAGGCTACGCCGTAGCCTTCGGCTTGCCAGTAGGGTGGGTCACAGTAGAAGAGCGTATGGGGCCGGTCGTATTTGAGCACGACATCTTGCCAATCAAGATGTTCGATGGTGGTGTTGGACAGGCGAAAATGGGCATCGGCCAGATCCTGCTCCAAGGTGAAGAGGTTGAAGCGCGGTCGACTGGTGGTGGCGGTACCGAATGATTGCCCTTCTACCTTGCCGCCGAAGGCGAGTTTTTGCAGGTAGAGAAAGCGTGCTGCTCGCTGCACGTCGGTTAGCGTATCTGGTGGCGTGATCTGTAGCCACTCCCAGTTTTGCCGGCTTGTGAGTGCCCATTTGAATTGCTTGTAAAGTTCCTCCAAATGGTGCTTTACAACCCGATAAAGGTTGACCAGATCGCCATGCACATCGTTGATGACTTCGACCTCTGACGGCTGCTTAATAAAGAATAATGCGGCCGCCCCGCAGAACGGCTCTACGTAACACTTATGGTTCGGGAAAATTGGCAGTATGTGATCGGCGAGTTTACGCTTGCCGCCGATCCAGGGAATAATTGGTTTGCTGGACATCATGAGCCTCTGTTGTTGTCTTGAGTTGTCTGATTGTGATAGGCTCCTCCCGCCGTGACGTCGCGGGGAGGGAGCCTTCGGCCTGGCTCACAGTCCTGTTTACTGTGGGTTGGGCGGTCGGGTGGTGTTCCAGCACCTCCCGGCCGCTCCCTCTACTATTTACACCTCAAATTCATATACCGTCAGCCCCGGTGCCTCGCCTTTAATCCACCCCCCTTGCACATAGGCCGTCTGGCCGACAGCTACGCCCTGCCCTTTGACCAAGGCGTAGCCGCCGCCGGGGAATTGTACGGTGCTGGTGCCGTCGCTGTTGTGGGCGGTGACGGTGGCCACCAGTAGTGGTTCTTTCGGCAGCAGATCCTGAAAGCGTTTCCAGAGATTCATTTTTTTCAGCTCCCGTGGTAGCGCAGTACGTCGACGGTCTGATTGACGGCTGGGCGCTGGGCGACGATGTTAGTGCGGATAACTTGGCCGCGCCAGGTTTCGGTGTCCTGGATCTCGATGAGGCTGCCCGGGGCGAGTAGTCCGGGGTTGTCGAGTAGTGGCAGGTTGAGGGTTTCGATGGATCTGGCGCCGCTGTCGGCGAGGATCTTTTTGCCCAGGGCCAGACCAGGCTCGACGGCGGTGATCAGGGAGTGGACCTGCTGGCCGGCGAGGCGTGATCCGTCGGTGCCGGTGCGGCGGACAAAACAGGTCACTCCCTGCTGTTGACCGCGGCAGTAGACGCCGGTGTAGGCCGGGCGTGGTTCAAATCTACCGCGGCGGCTGTCGATCATGGCGGCGGGGACTACGGCATCGATGGCGACGCCGCCCCAGCTCCAGGGCATGGCCTTGTACCAGGGCTGGATGAGCAGCTGCTGGTTGGAGGGGTGCGATTGCACCACGCCTCCGGCGGCGGCGGCGATCTGGGCGATGGCCTGGATGGGCGTCTGGCCTTGGTAGCTCCAGACGCCGCCGGGGACCAGCCATTCGGGCAGGCCCCAGACGACGCTGAAACCGGTGTCGGTCAATTCGTCCTCGGCCAGTTGCTGGGCGGTGCGCTGCTGGGTCTGGATGAGATCGCGCGGGGCGCTGTACGGATCGGCCAGATAGGCGGACAGGCTGCGACCGGTGGCGGTATAGGCGCGGTGGCCCCAGCGGACCTCCTCGCCGTATTCCTCGATGGCGAAGCGCCAGCTCAGGTCGTTGATGGTGGCTTCGACTTCCACCGGGGCGCCGCCGGAGGGGCGTACCAGATCGAGGTCGGTTTTGCGCACCAGGGTGGCGCTCAGGCTCCAGGCCCAGCTGTCGCGGTCGGTGCCGATCTGCAGACTTTCAACGGGGATCGGCACACTGTCGGCGAGGCGGATGAGGCTGACGGTATTCATAACGTAATAGACTCTCCGGATGTTGGGCCGGGCGATGTTCCACGACCGGGGCTTGTACCAGTACGGATCCTTGGGGCCGGTCCAGGTGCCATCAAAGCAGTGGCGCGGGTAGTTGCTGCTCAGATCGGCAAACAGCAGCGCATCCCCTGCGGGGACCAGATAACCGCTGCCGGCGTCGAACAGGAGCTGATCGCCTCGTGGTGGATCGTAGCGGTTGATGCACCAGCGCGGGTACCAGTTGGGGCCGCTGATGATGGGGACAAAAATATCCTTGGCAGGCGGGGCGCCATAACGCGCCGAGTTTCCCCGGGCGAGATCCTGCAGGATGTCCCATAACACAATCCGCGCATTATCGTTGGTAGCCGGATAGCAGTATCCGGCCACCATCTGAACCATGCTTTGACTCAGCACCCCACCCCATGGGATTTCGATCCGCTCGCGATTTTGCGCGGCGGGATGGGCGTAGGGCATACCGGCTGCGTGATACGGCCGGTTTTGCAGATCGGCCCAGGGGGTTACGGTCTGCCGGTTGCGATCGGGGATCGTCTTCCACGGCTGGCGCACCGCCTGCTGCGTCGGTTGTTGAGCGCCCCAGGGCAGATGGGTGCGTGGTTCAAGCGTCGGGGCCTGACGGTGTGGATGCCCGGTGCGGTGCTCGGTGCGTGCGCCATCGGTCCAGCGGGCGCGATAGCTGCCGCCGAACGGCGCCGGGACATACCAGCTGGGGGCCGTCGCGGCAGTGGCGGTCAGTGGCATGTCGATTGTCACGGCCAGGGGCGTGACCAGCATGGCGGCGGCTTGGCTTGTCACGTCCAGATCGATAACGGCGGATACAGCGATGACGCCACCGATGCTGGCCGAGGACTGCAGGGCCAGATCCAGCGTGGCCGAGAGCAGATGCACGGTGCGCAGCTCGGCGGCCGCACCGATACCCAGATCGATAACCGCCGCCAGTTCCAGCGGGCCATCGTCGGCCGGCGGCCCGGGTGCGCCGAACACGATGCCATCGCCAGACGGCGGCACGTAGACCACCGACCGGAAGGCGAACAGCAGACGACCGCCATCCGGCTCATAACCAAAGGTCAGGGCATCCCCCGGCGGCGCGCTATAGACCGGCTGCGATGCCGCCAGGAACAACAGATCAGGCATCGTTCATCTTAATGACCAGCGCGCCGGGCTGGAACATCACCGCCGGGCCACCGGCGGTGACCGTTTTGCTGGCGGCCAGCGCGGCCCAGGGCAGCAGGTTGCCGCCGGTGGCGGCATCATACAGTGCGGCACCCTTGATCTCGCCCCAGTCATTGACCGGCTCTGGCCAGAGGATGGTGGCGGCGTTGACATGCGCGCCGTCGGTTTCGCGGGGGATCCAGATGGCATCGTCCGGACCCTGGGCCAACCGGGCATAATCGGCAGCCATCACCTCCACCAGCCCGCCTTCGTCGGTGGGCAGCGCGGTGAGCAGCGCCAGGTAAATCCCCACCGGCTTGACCCAGGTGGCGGCGCGCAGCAGATGGCCGAGCACTTGTTGCTCTAAATATTCCGAGGTGGCCATGGGTGCTCCTTAGGTTTGCGGCGGGTTGCCGGCGTCGTCGACCTGGTAGACACGGTCATATACCAGGGCGTTGCCGTACTCCGTGTCGCGGTCGTCAAAACAGGTGATAATGTAGGGGTGTGCCAGATCCTGCGGCGGTAGATGCCGGAAAGCAAATGTGCCGTCAGCTCCGCTTACCGTGCTGATGATGTAGGCCAAGGTACGCCTGTCTCGCACTTCGACGCGACGCTGTACCGGTTGGCCGTCGAGCAGGGTTTGGCCTGCGAGGCGATGGGGCCGGACCTCAAAAGCGGCTCCGGAAGTCAAACCCCAGACCGTGCTTATTGCTCCCATTAATCCCAACTCCCGGTGATGTCCAACAATAACTGGCCCTCATACGAGCTCGTATATGGACAATGGTTTATGGCCAACAACACCCTGCCGTCCACCGTTATTTCTGTGCCATCGGATACGGGCAGCGATGCCATCGGAGCAAACAGCCCACGAAATTTTCCTCGGTATAGAAACAGGCCGTTTTCGTCCGCCGTTCTACAACTGATAAAAAGCGGGCTAGTCATGAAATTGAGACCGTCAATGTCAGGCTGGCTTAGCCAAGAGCCATCGCTGCCTATCACACCCGCCATCCTCCCCATGGCAACGACATTTGATTGCGCCCCAAATACGCCGCACAAACTCTTATGTACGTCGAAGTTGTTCCCGGTGTTACCAGGAAGTTGGGAGGTCGATAGGTGTGCCGCCGCAGTGGATGAACTGTACGGAAGATACCCGGGAGATTCATGGCCAGCTACAAAAGAGTTGTAAGGGTCATCTGTAAGCAGCGAATCATACTCGCCAAAACCATGGGGTATCATCCCACCTCTCGACATAAGCCATACATATACCGTGCGCTCATCGGCGGCAACAATCCATGCCGTGCCCGGATAGGTCGCGCTATACCACTTTCCGAAATATTCGTTGCCCCACTGGCCCTGCCCAGTGGCTACATCGGACATGGACTCAAAAGAGCGCATCACTGTCACATCCGCATCAGCCTGCGTATCATCGATCTGATAAAACTGCCGGGCCCCTTCCAACGCCCGAAAGCAGGCGATATTGCCAGCTTCCGCAAACGGCTCCTCCCACCCGGCCGGGGCCTTGTAATCCTCGCCGCTGCCGTAGCCGGTCACCAGACAGGCGCGCAGCAGCGCCGCCATGGAACCTCGCGTGCTGGATGGGTGCGCCGGCGCGCCGGAATCGGTGGATTTGTACACGCGTACAGTGCTCATCAGTTGGCATCTCCTCGGATCTGCAGGGTGAAATTATCGGTCGGCTCCTCGACCGGGCCGGGCATGGTGGTGCGGGCCAGCCACATCGGGGCATTGGCCGCGCTGGTGTCAAAGCGCAGGCAGTTGCCCGCCGCCCAGCCGCTGCCCCAGCCGCGATAATCGAGGGTGAAATACGGCACCTCGGTGGCCGGGTTGATGGGTGCCACGTCGCTCGAGGTGGTGCCGCTGGCGATGACGCCGAGCTGCTCGCCGATCAGGTCAAAAGTGGTGGCGCTGGTGAACTTGATGCACCAGCGCTGCGCCAGGGCGCCGCGGTTGGTGACGGCGATGGGATAATGCAGGCTGTCGTATTTGGCGGTGGTATCGTCGCCGCTGCGGGTGTTCTGCCAGATGTTATCCCAGGTCTTTTGTGTGAACTGCCGCACGATGCGCGCGGCCAGATCGCCAAAGATCAGCGCGCCGGAGACCTGGGTTTCATCGGCGGGGAAATCGTGGGTGATGGGGCCGACGGTGCGCAGCAGGCCGTTGATCTGCGCCTCGCTGATCAGCACCATGTCCTCGATGCGGTGGGCGGCCACCAGCGGCTGAGTGTAGGCACTCAGATCCAGCGGATCGGCCATGGTCACGCTGCCGGCGGTCAGGTCGACGCTGTAGAGGGTTTCGTCGACCAGGGCGCCGGTCTGGTCGCGCAGCTCCACCAGCGACAGATTGGATCGGTCCAGGGCGATCTGCTGCCCGGCGGTGAGGTTGTCCGACAGCAGCTGGTCGGTGGTGTGATGGATCACCGCCACATCCCCGGAGCGCAGGATCGGCACCCGCCCGTCGATGGGCAGGCGTACCGGCTCGATGCCGATCAACGCCGCATCCAGCGGCAGGTAGCTGTAGACCACGCCGTTATACAGGGCGGTATCGGCCAGCACGCCGTAGGGGCGCCAGAGCTGGCCGTCCTGCACCAGATCGGCATCGTACCAGGGCTCGGTCTCGTTGCCGGCGGCCGCGACCAGCTCGCCGAAAAACAGCCGTACCACGCCGACGGCGGTGTCGATGGTGCCTTCCAGGCGGTCGCCGCTGAGGGTGCCGTCGGTGCCGGCCATGGCCGATAGCAGCGTGCCGTCGGGCAGGCTGGCGCGCACCGACAGCGAGCCGTCGCGCACCGGCGCCCCGGGCAGGCGAAAGATGCCCTGGCTGGGGGTGGCCCCGGCGCTGCGGGTGAGCAGGGTGTGCAGGGTCACGGCGGTGCTATTCAGTTGCGGATACAGCTCGATGCGGGCCTGGCCGGTCTCGTAGTTGACCGATCCCACCAGGGTGCCGGCGCCGCTGGCATCGTCCCGGTCGCGATACAGGCTGCCGGCGCTGTCATAGTAGAGGCTGCCGGCCAGTGCGAACAGCACCGAACCGGGGATCATCGGCTCGACGGTGGCCGGGGTCAGGTCGATCACCAGCGCCCCGGCATCCAGGCTGTCGGTCTGGTCGAGCCAGGCGGCGGCCACGTCCTGCTGATAGCGGGCGATCACGGCGGCCGGGGGAGTCTGCGAGGCGCTGACGGCGGTGCGCACCCCCATGTAGCTGGTGCCGCCGATGGCGCCGAAGTTGCCGCCGGTTTTGTAGGCCACCGTCGACCACTTGTCGTATTGATAGTCGCTGCAGGCCACCAGGGTCACCGCGCCGGTGGCGTAGTCGATGGTGCCCACGGCGCCGATCAGACTGCCGCTGCCGTCGTCGTGGGCGCGTTTGGTCACCTGGCGGGTGTTGATCTGGCCGGAGGTCAACACCTCCTTGACCTGCTCCACGGTCCACTCCAGACTGACGCTGCCGGGGCGCAGCGGCGCGTCGGGCAGCGTGAAACTGACCTGCTGGCCGTTAACGCTCAAGGCCAGGATGGTGGCGCTGTCGGCCAGTTCCTGACGGTAGCTGATCTCAAACACCTCGCCGCTGGCCGGGATGACCGCCGGGGTAAAGCGGATCTGGCCGGCGCCGTAGCTGATGGTGCCCTGCGCATCGCCGGTCAGGGTGCCGGCGCCGCTGTCGGTGGCGGCATAAGCGCCGCCGCCCCAGCTGATGGCAATACTGCCCGGCTCGATCCCCTGGTGGGGCAGATCGTGCGCGATGATGACCGGCTCGCCGTCGATGGCGCCGTGGCGGGCGGCGGCCTCGATGCCGGTACCCCAGGTGAGGATGATGCTGGAGCCGACATCGGGCAACGCGCCGACGGTCAGCACCAGCGAGCCGGTCGCGTAATCGATGGTGCCGGTACCGATGCCGCTCTCCGTCCCGACCAGCTCGCCGCGGCCGTTGTCTGTGAGGCGGTACCAGTTGCCCAGCGCCATGTAATCAACGCTCAGGGTTCCCGGCGCCGGCAGCGGCTGCAGGTTGGGGGTGTAGTTCCAGGCGCGGTTGGACAGCTCGATGAGGATCTCCAGGCTTTGCTGCGCCTCGGTGACGGCGGTCGCCGGGGTGGCGGTGAGGCTGACTGTCTGACTCCAGCTGCCGGAGCCGGCCAGGGTGATGCGCCCGGCGCTGTAATCGATGCTGCCGCCGTAGCCGCCGGCCTCCACCAGGGCCACCAGCTCGCCGTCTTTATCGACAAAATCGTGACCGTCGATGGTCAGCGCCAGCGAGCCGGGCAGAATGCCGCTGCGCAAATGAATCACGGCGTTGTCGCTACCGCGCACGCCGGACCAAATCACACTGCCGGCCGCACCGCTGGTCACCATGGTGGTACCGGCGCCGAAAATCAGCTGATCGACCACGGCGGTCTCCACCTGGCTGGTCGGCACCAGCTGGTTATAAATGCTGTCCACCTGCAGGGTCATGCCGCCGCTGTTGGCCGCCTCGATCAAGCGTGACACGCCAAAATAGCGCGCCGCGTCGGCCACCGCCGTGGCATGCACGCGGGTGGTGGCGGTGCCGACATAGGGGGTGGGGTCCACGCCGGGGAAGGTGTACGTCAGCGCCGCGGACAGCTCAAGGGTCACCTTGTCGACGCTGAAGGTGCCAAAGGTGCTGTGCACGTAGCTGGCGCGCTCGGCGCTGACGCCCTGCACCCGCACGAACTGCTGCTCCAGCGTTACGCTGTTGCGCAGCACCAGGGTCTCGCTGACGCGCGGCAAGGGACCATCCGGCGCCTGAAAGCACACGATGGTGCGCTGCCCCTCCAGCTGATCGCCAAGAAGGCGCAGCGCCAGGGTCTGGGCGATGGCCACGTAGCTCTCGATGTGGTCCTTGGAATCGAGGCGCTCATCGTAGAAATCGCCGGTACTGAACAGGGTGACATGCACGTTGTCGTCGTCGGGGGGATCGGTGATGATGGCATGGCTGCCGTAATACATATCTTTGTTGTCGGTCATCACCGCCAAAAAACCCTTGCGCAGGGACACCCGGCCATACACGCGATCGAGCCGCGAAATATCCGGGAACAGGTTGTTGACCTCGCCGTCGGTGACCTCGGTGCCGGTCATCTCGCCGCCACCGTCGTCATAATCGGTGAGGCGCTCGGAGGCCATCAGTTTGATATCGGTCTTTAAAATGCTCATGCTACCTCGCGGAAAAATAGGCTGACGACATACGGCTGCTCATCGTCCGGATCGGACACCGTCCATACCGGATCGGCGGTCAGCCGCTCGCCGGTGAACACCACGGTGCGCGCGATGCCATCATTTAAGGTCAGGGTCATCTCCAGCCCGGGGGTGACGCTCTTGGCGCGCAGCTGCGTCAGCAAAGAGCGGCGCACCCAGGCATGATCCTCGCCGCCGGCCAGGGTAATGGGGCGGCCGGTTTGCTGGGCCATGGCCTGCACCACCAGCGCACCATTGAGAGTGACGTTTTCCTGCTGGGCCACCGGGCTCCAGCGGAACTCATCGGTCCAGATCAGATCGTCCGGCAGATCCAAGGTGTCGAGGGTGATCATCCGGTCACCGCCGCGGATTGGCGCAGCATGTCGAGCAGCCGCCCGGCCTCGCCATCGGCGAATTGACCGGACACCGTGCGACCGTCCGGTGCGCGAAACTGCACCGTGACGGTGCGGGCGGCGCCCTGGGCGGCCTGCGCGACGGGCCCGGAGGCCTGCAGCTCCTGCGCGCGGATGGTGTTGATCGCGCCCTGCAGCTGCGCCTGTTGCACCAGGCGCAGCTGATCGCGCTGACGGCGCACCATGTCGGCGGTGTGCTTGCGCAGCGCGCCGGAGAACCAGCTGTCGCTGGCCTTTACCGCATAGATCTCTTTGCGGTACTTGTTTTCGTATTGGGCCAGTTCATCCAGCGAGCCGAATTTTTGAATGCCCTTGGTGATGGCGTTCCATTCACCCGCGAACCACTGCGCCACGCCCGGGCCGGTGTCGGCGGCGGTTTTGCCGCCGGCCGTGCCGGTGTCCTTGCCGCCGTCCTTGCTGTTGACCAGCGACCGGTTGAGAGCGTCGACCTTGCTCTTGGCCGAGGTCGCCTCGCGGCCGATCCGGGACAGGCCGCCTGCGGCGTCGTCGCCGGCGCGTTTGCCGGCCTCGCCGACTTCATCGAGGGCGGCCGCCAGCTGTTTGCCGGAGCGGGTGCCGGCGGAGGAGATGCCGAGCATCTCTTCCCAGCGCTGTTTGGTGGTGCGCACCGCCCGCTGCAGGGCCATCTCGGCATCGACCATGGCGGCGCGGGCCTGGCGGTATTCGTGGCTGTCCTCGCCGTAGATCTGTTTCGATTGGTCGGCGGCCTCGCGGCGCATACCGACCACGGCCTGCGCCAGATCCTGCTCGGCCTGGGCCTTGCGATGGTGGAATTCGGCCTGGGTGATCCACTCCAGTTCCAGGGATTGCTCAAGGTCGAGCAGTTGCTGTTCAAGGTGCTGTTGCAGTTCTTTTTCTTCGTCGGCGTATTGTTCGGACTGCTGTTGCAGGTGGTGCTGCTGCAGCTGTTTGACCGCGGCCACGTAATCGGCTTCGGCTTTGAGCTTGGTCTCTAATGCCTTGGCGTGCTCTTCGGTGCCGGTTTGGGTGGTCTTGAGGGCCACGGCGGCATCGTAGTAGGCGTCGGCCAGTTTTTTAACCTCGGCCTCGAGCAGGCCCTGTTCGTCTCTGGCGCGGGTCATGGCGGCGGTGAGTAGATCCTGCTTTTCGTGGTAGGCCAGCACCGCGTTGTGGACCTTGTCCAGCGCCTGTTCCATGGTCAGCAGCGATTGGGTGCCGCTGTCGCCGGCAGCGCGCAGGGCGACGCCGACCTGGCCGAGTTCGTCTTTGACTTGCTGCAGGCGGTTTTTGGCAAAATCGAGATATCCCGAGAGCTTTTTCACCTCATCGGACATCGGCCCGAACGCGGCGGCGGCCTGGTCTTTGGCATCCTGGAGCTTGATGACGTAATTGGTCCAATAGTTGTGCGTACCCGCCAGTTCTTTCTGTATGGCCTGCAGATCCTCCACGGTCTTGCCGTCGAGCCCGGGCAGCCGAAAATCTTTGTATTTTGCAAACTTTTGGATTGTGTCGTCGACGCCGGCCATCAGGCGATCATGGGCCATCTCGGCTTCGCCTGCCGCGTCGCGCCAGGAAAGATACGCTTGAACCGTGGCGACAATGGCTGCCGTACCAGCGATGATCAACGCGACATGCGGGCCCATGCCGGTGGTTAGCGCGGCAATCCCCGTGCGGGCGGATCCGGCGGCCACGCCCATCTGACCAAGGCCCCCGGCCGCTTCGACAGCCAACCCGGCCAGCTTGGCCTTGCGCAGCGTATCGATGGCAACGGCCACATTACGAATGCCCTTGGCTGTCGCATTGACGGCAATGAGAGTGCCGCCGGCGCCGACCAGCGTCAGGATCAGGGTTTTGTTTTCGGCGACGAACTCGACGACCTTACCGATGCCGGTTGCCAGATCCGCCGCCCATTCGCCGATCTCATCGGCGTTGTCGCGGATGGTGGCAGCCAGGGTGGTCATGGCGGCGTTAAAATCCTTGTTGTTGGCGATGGCGTCGGACACCTGACTTTTGATCTGCTGCAACGCGCCGCCGAGGGTTCCGGCGCTGGCGGCGGCCTTGCCCTGCACTCCGGCACTTTGCTCGAGCAGCACCTGATAGCGCACCTGGGCTTTTTCCAGATCGGTCAGATCCTTCCAGGCGCGGCCGTGGGCGTTGTGGGCGGCGTGCCAGCTGGCCACGTAGGTTTCGTTGAGGGTCAGGCCAAGGAACTCGGCGCTTTCGGCCTCGCCGCGCAGGGCGGCGGTGACGCGCTCGATCGAGCCTTCCAGATCGGTCTTGCCGGCGCCGAGGTCGGCGGCGCGCAGGGTGAGTTCCTCCATCTGCGCGGCGGATAGCCCCAGCCGTTTGGTCATGTCGACGGTGCGGGCGATGGCGCCGGCGACTTCGGATTCGGAGTAGATCTTGAGCGCGGCGGCCATCTCGCCGACCTTGCCCTTCCAGTGATCGATGCTGCCGACGTTGTCGAATTCACGATTGGCGGCCTCCACCGAGGTGGCGAGGTTGAATTGCGATTGTTCGGCGGTGCGCGCGGCGGTGACCATACCGCCGATCACGGCGGTGATGGTGCGGTATCCGAGATAGGCGGCCACCAGTTTTTTGACGTGGCCGGTCAGGTTGGCGGTGGTGGCGATGCCTTGCTGCTGGGTGCGGTTGGCCTGGTCGTACTCGGCGCGCAATGCGGCGGTTTTGGCCTTGAGGTTGCCGGCAGCCTGGGCCAACTCCTTTTGCGACAGCACACCCTTGTCGCGCAGCAGGGCATACTGCTTGCGCAGCTCGGCCACCTCGTGGTTGACCGAGCGCATGGTGCGTACGTCCAGGGCCCGGCTGGCCGCTTCCAGAGCCTTGGCAACCCCAGGCACGTCGGAGCGCAGCCGGGAGAACTCCCCCTGGATATTTTTCAGGCCGGTCTCGGCGCCCTTGGTGTAGGCCGAGATGACGAGCTTGAGATGTTTTTCAGCGGCTGCCGACATGTTTGATTATCCTCAAAAAAAAGCTTCCGCCCCAGCTCCAGGGCTGCGCATAGCCGAGCTGCAGCAGAGTGGCGCAGGTCATCTCTAGGCCTTGCCGGACGGTTTGCCCGCCGTAACCGCCATCCGCCTGACCATTTTGAGAAAAAAAGGGTTGGTTTCCTCCACCGCCTTCCACAGCAGTTCGAGGGCGGAGGGGCTGTGCGTTTGCAATGCTCCCCGCTCCAGTCCGGTGGACCGCACCACCGCCTCGCTGGGGAGCTGACCGTCGAACAGCAGATCGAGATTATCGACCTTGCCTTCGCAGACGGCGTCCATGCAGTCGGCGATCTGCTCGACGGTCAACTCCTTAACCGTGACTTCCTGTCCATCAAACTGGATGATCTTGCTCTTTTTCATGTGATCCTCGTTAAAAGTCGGGCGGCACTGCGGCCGCCCGATGGTTAGGCGTCGTAATAGATGATCTCAAACGCGGTAGTGTCACCCTCGGGGATCTCGCAGACCCCCTCCAGCTCCAGCGGCAGAAAATCATCCGATAAAAAGTCCACTTCGGTGCTGGGCTTGAGCCGGGCATTTTTGACCAGCACTTTGCAGTTGCGGCCGTTGACGTAGTTTTTGCCGTCGAGCAGCAGGCGCGCGCGGATGATCGGCGAGGTGCCGCCGGTGATCTGCTGGTAATTGACCTCGGCATAGTCGCCGGAGACATTGAGGGTGGCGCCGGCGAGGATACTGCCGGTGGACAAAGCCTTGATCATGCCCAGACGGGGGTTGAGGATGTAATCGGTCCCCGCCACGTAGGTGGTGGTATCGGTGGCATCCTTGACCACCACGTTGCTCAGGCCTTCCTTGCCGATCTCCACATAGCGATCCAGGATGGCGACCACCTCCAGCGGGGTGCCGGCATCGATGCTGCCGGAGGCCTGCTGACCGCTGACCACGTCGCCCAAAAACGCCACCGCCAGGTTGTCGGCGTCGAGCTGATTGAGGGTCAGCTTGATGTTGGTTTTGCCGGGCAGCGTGGCGGCGGCGATGACCTGGCCGTAGTTGGTGCGGCCTTTGCCGGTCTGCTCTTTGATTTCGGATTCGGGATTGAGGGCAAACGCGCTGCATGCCCCCTCGAGTTTGGCGCCCTGGGAGACGCCGGCGGCGGTGAGGCGATCGAAATACAGATCGCCGGCGCCGAGAAAACTGTCAGCCATGGTTTATGCTCCTTTAGTTGCTGAATGCGGGTTGCTGAACTTTGAGCCGGTACGTGGCCTGCATGACGCACAGGTTCAGTTTGCGGCTATAACCGACGAGGTTTTCACTTTTCAGAGCCAGCCTGCCAGCGCCATTGATGCCCAGGCGATTGAGCTTGCCCCGGGCTTGCTCCATGGTGTGGTAGGCGCCATGCCGGGCGTCATCTTCGCCGCGCAGGTTGCGATCGGCGACGTAAATCACCACCTCCAGATCCTGCATATCCATGTTCCCCTTGGCCTCGTTGTTCAGCCCGGCCACGCAGATCATCACTGCGGGATACTGGATGGGAAACTGACCGAAGCTGTCAGGGCTGAACTCTCCGCCGTAGCTTTTAAGGGTTTTTAAACCCTCGTTCAAAAGGGGTTCAAGGGCCGTTTTGCAAGCGTCTTCAAGTGATTCGTAGGTCATCAAAAGCCCCCTTTGAGGCTGCCGCGATTAAACAGCCGATCGTTGCTGGTTACCTCGATGCGGGTAGCACCGGTTTTCGCACTGGCGGCACCTGGTAGTTGCACTTGGCCGGCAGAGATCGCCTTAAGCAACGCCTGATTGGCCTTGTAACGGTCGCTGCGCGACTCCGGGATGATCTCCTGCCTGCGACTGTAGAGGTAATAGGTCGCCAGATCCGCCGACAACTCGGCGATGATGGGCGGTACCGTGGCAAACGGTACGCTGTAGCGGCCGCCGCACCAGGCGTCGATCTCGCTGTCGCCCCGCGTGATGGCCGCGGTGACCTTCGCCTCATCGACGCTGCCAGTGTCAGCATCGTCGGTCAGCTGCAGCAGGATGTCCTCGGGGATCCGCTCCTGGATGTCGGCAAGCTGGCTGTAGGGCATGGGTTATTCTCCCTGGGGTTCGGTCAGTTCGGTTTGGCGCTTTTCAATCGCGACGACGACGCTCTTGCGCTCTTCACCTTCGGCCAGCACCGCAAGAGCTTCGAGGGTTTCGGCGGCCTTGACCAGCTGGATGCTCTCCGGGGCAGTGGGGCCTTTGGTTTCCTCGATAATCTCTACGACCAGGTTCGGTTCAGCGCCGAGCTGTTCAAGGACGTCCTTGCTAAACCGACCGTCGGGATATTCGGTCGGCTGCTTGCCGTGGGCCATGCTGCAGCGGCGGAAACCTTCGATCTTGGCGGTGATACGGATCATGCGCGACTCCTTTAAGATGGCCGGTCAGGCTGACCGGCCATTTTGATTAAATACGTGCAGGTTCAAGCCGTTGAATTACCCCGCGCCGGTGGAGCCGTAGCACAACTGCCACAGACCGTAGCCGGCCGCACCGCGGGCCTCGGCGCCGAACTTGTATTCACCACGGCTGAACACGTCGTCGGCGTTCATGTCGGTCTGCTGGACGAAGACCGGCTTTTTGCGCGGCTGGTAAATGAACGGCTTGATCGGCTTGGTGGTGTCGAGCAGATACCATGCGGTGTCCGAGGTCAGGCGAGCGTCAACCACCACCTCGGCCGTGCCCTTGTAGGGGTTGGCCTTACCGTCGTCGAGACGGTCGTTGTTGACCAGGGCCAGGGCGATATGCTCCAGGGCTGGCGGTACCAACAACACGTTGGGGATGATGTTCAACGGGCGCCCTTCGTCGTCCCTGAACTTGCGCATGGCGGTACGTGCCGCGCCATAGCTTGCAATGGCGGCCGCCTGAGTGGCAACAGAGAGGGCGACGGTGCCCTTGTTGCTAACGCTGACCGCGGCGCCGGTGGTCGGATTGATCACCGGGTGATCGGTATCGCAAAAATACTGACCGTCATAGCAGGGGTTGGTGAAACTGCCGTTGACCACATCCATGACCAGCTCGTCCGGCCACTGCTTGGCCGAGTATCCGGCCATCTGCGCCTGGGGCGCATAGATGCCGAGATTGTCATCCTCGATGTCGTTGCGCCGCACGCCGACGGTGGCCTCGAAATCGTCGTTGACCAGGGTGTACTTGAAGGCCTTGAGAGCCTTAACTACCTTTTCGCCGAGCCACTTGCGCATCTTGGGAAAAGTGTCGATCCAGGCGTAGTCATTTTGGCTACCGCTTGAGGGGACCTCCATGGCGATCTTCTGCCAGACGCTGGGCGCGGCATCGAAGGCCTTGGCGAAGGTGGTCTTGAGGTTGACGAAAATGCTGCTGATGGTACTTGCGTTGATAAGCATGGCTCAGTCTCCTTTAAACGTTAAATTGATTACCCGGCAACCGTCGTCAGTGCGGCGCCATCGTTGACGGCCACGCGCCACACCGGCGATGCGCCGACCTGTACCGACGTGAGCACGACCGTGTCACCGGCATCACCCAGCGTAATGGTATTGTCACCGGTCTGATTGATGGCCGTCGCGGCAGTAATGACGCAATCGCCGCCGTCGACATCCAGGCTGACTGCCAACGTCAACCCGGCCGCGGCCGGATCGGCCAGGGTGCGAGTTTCGGCGGCTTCGGTGGTCAACGCCACATTGCCGGAGCGGGTGACGGGTATCGCGCCCGCGTTGCCGGGGTCGGCAATAACTGCCGGCACGTGGGGATAGATCTCGGCCAGCGCCGCCTCGATCTCGGTCGCCGCGGTATAACCGCCGGTGTCGGCCAGGCTGATGGCGCTGGCAGCGTGCGCCCCGGCAACATCGGCGATATGGGTGGCCACATCGGTCTGCTGCAGCGCCGGGGTGATGTCGACCCAGCAGTCCGCGGCGGCGACAACCTCGGTAATGACACCGCAATAAATGTCGTTGTCGACGTCGCCGGCCAAAGCGATGGTCTGGTCATCCGACAAAAACACCGCGTCGCCGACATTGGCCTGGGTCAACGCCGAGGCGCTGGCAAAACGGAACTCGCCCCGGCGGCGCACGATGCACTTGATGGCGCCGTTGTCTCCGCCGGTGTTGTCGGCCCGTGCATCGGCCACGCCCTGGAAGATGAGCCCGGCCGTATCGCCGCCCGGCAGCGCGTAGCCGTCTGCATTGACGGCCACCAGGCTGCCGCCGTAGATAATGTCGTTGGTGATCACGGCCAGGGCGCCCAGCACCCCGTCTCGCCGCTGCGTACCGCGATCTTGCGCAAGAGCTGTCATAATCTATTCTCCTTGAGGGTTGTTGGCCTTATGCCTGGCCGTACTTGGCGAGATCCTCGGCGCTGTTGCCAAACATGTCGGCGAGCTGTTTTGCCTCGGCGTTGAGCGCCTTGGCGCCGGTTTCCGGTGATTTGTTATCCAACCCGGACGGTCCGCCGACCACCGGGGCCGCCTCGACGAACTTGCGGAACTGGTCCAGCCCGCCCTCCTGGCGGCACATGGCGGCGTAAAAATCCTTGGTCGCGGGGGTGATCTTGCCGGCCTTGAGAGCGTCATCGACTTCGCGGTTGATGGCCGTCTCCAGCTCGGCGGTTTCCTTGTCCTGCAGTTTCTGCTCGGCGTTGGTGGCTCGCGCCAGGGCGCTGTCGTAATCGGCTCGCGGCACGAACTTGTCGAGGCTGGGAGTTTCGGCCCGGTTGAGGGCGGTTTGCAGATTTCCCTGCAGTGTGCCGATGGCGTTGAGGGCCTGCTCGATGGTGGCCGTCTCGGGCAACCCGAGCTTTACCAACAATGCTTTCAGATCCATGGTGTGCTCCTTGTTTTCCTGGTTAAGGGCCAATACGTTCAAATTCGGCTTATTGGTCAGGCCGACCGACGCGATGCCGCGTATGGTCAGCGAGTCTTTCTCGTAGATCAGCACGGTGGAGTAATATCGGTACTCCCTGTTCGTAATCAGCTCGGCACCCCGGGGCGTCCATTCGATCGAGCCCCACACGGCGCCACCCTCACGCACGCTCAGGGCTTTGATCCACCCCATGGCTGGCGCCGCCTCGCCTTTGGGGGCCTTGAGTTCGGTGGCGTGCTCGATGTCGATCGGCACATCGATCGCGCGGCCGACGAAATAATCGACCACACCCTGGGGCAATCGGTTGTGCCAATAGCGCCCGTCGCGACCCTGCACCACCTCCCCCGGGGGGATCAGCGGCAGCTCGGCGGGGAGATCGTCTCCGACTGCCAGCTCGAAATTCAGGGCCACCTCCCGTAAATGGTCAGGCAGCTCGGCGGCGTTCAGTGCGGTGAAATAAATAATCATGCGTTCCTTTCTCTGGCTTGGCGGCAAAACCGGCTCACTTGCCTGCCCCATAACCCCGTTTAAACCCCGTTTAAATTTCCGCCTGTTGCGTTGTTTTAAAAAAGATGGCCCATTGTGCGGTCTTGTCTGTTACGTCGATTCTGAGGCGATTATTTCAAGGCCATGTCGATGTGATCCTCAATGATGGCCAAAATCTCTTCTTTGTCCGCTTCGCTGATCCCCAGAAACGGCCTGGCCGGCAGGTTCTGCTGCAGCTTATAGGGTTCGATGCGCGCCCACACCGGGTGCTTTAGCTCTTTGCCAAATGCCGTCTTGATCAGTCTGTCATGGGCTGGCATGTTCACCTGGCCGGAAAACCCGAACTGGTGGATCGCGGCATAAGGGACATTGGTGCCGACCGTGACCGAGTCCTTGTCAGCCTCGGGATGGATCGACCTCCGCAACCGATGCTTTTCGGTCAGGATCTTCGAGTGCTTCTTGCGCGCTCGGGTGCGGCTGCTGACCTCCGGCCACTTTTGCCCGTCCGGACCGGTTTCGCTATCAAACCGCTGTTCGGTGGCTTGCACCAGGTATTCTCCGATGTTCTTCATGGCCGGGGTTAAATCGCCGGTCGCCTTGACCAGGCGCTTTAGGGCGTCCTGAACCTCCCGATCGTCAATCGCTACCGTGATTTCCTGTCCCGCTCCAGACATATTGACTTTTCCTTAATCAGCCTTTAGGATTGAACATGCAGGTGCCGGTTGGGCCGTGCCCCGATAACCGATTGCCGGGCGACGTGATCTGCACGGAGGTCATAGTCTCAGTTCCTGCCATACACCAGCCGCCCCTTGCGCAGGTTTTTCAAACCGCTCACGCTCCCCCGGAACATATCGCCGCTTACCCATTGGCCGTTTTCGATCTCGGCATACAAGCCCAACACCCGATCCCTATCCAGGCTCACCAGCTTGACGTATTTGCGCCGCAGGGCCACCCGGCCGGATACCTGGCTCTGCGCAAAGTTGATCCATATCTCCTGCGGATCCTCGATAAGCTCGCGAATCAGGGGGAAATAAGCATCGCGCCCGTCCCAGCGGGAGTCCGGTTTTGCAAGGATGTGGTCGACCAGGGCCTGGGTCACCCGGACCGGCGTGCCGGTCGGGTCGGCGATATCGGCAGCATCCCCGCCGATAGCCGATCTCAGAGCCTGCCGCAAACCGGCCTCATCGCCTTTGGGTACCGGATGACCGAGCCTGGCCACCGCACGATCTGCGCTCAGCTTGGCCGGCCGGCCAGCCATCTTCGGACCCCACGGGTGCAAATCGTTCCACGGCCCCAGATCCTCCATCAGTCGCGTCGCCTCGTTGCGGCCCCAGGCGGCCTCGCCAACGTTGTAATCCCAGCCTTTGCCGATCCCTTCAGGCGCGCCGGTTTTCGGATCGATGGTCACATGGGGGGCTTGATCCGGATCGTCCTTGCCCAGCTTCTGTAGCTGCCGCTTACTTAGCGCTTCGACAAAGCACTTGCAGCCCCAGTCGTTTGGCGGATAGTGGGTTTGCCACCAGGGATCGTCCGCGGCCAACACCAGCCCGTCCCAGGCCAGATGCTGCAGCCTCGGCTGGCGGCTATCGCCGTGGCGATAACGCCAGTAAGGGCGATAGCGGGCCACGTCCGGATCGGTCATCTGAGCATGACGGCCCGCTTGGTGGGCAGTGCGCAGGTTGGTCTCAAAAATCACCCGACTACGCCATCCGCGACTGCCGTTGTAGCTCCATCCATGGGTGGCCACGATGCGATCGAAATCCTTGCGAAAGCTCTCCAATGTGCCGCCGCCTTCCAGGGCCTTGTCGATTGCGCCGCGAAAATCGGCCAACAGCGCATCGCGCTGAGCGCCGGCGATCATGAACCCGCGCGCGTGCATGTCTTTCCACAGGTCATCCCAGCGCCGGGTAGGGATGTTGACCTTTTGGCGGAAAAAAGCGATCGCCTCTTTAAATGGAAGATCAACGGCCGTTACACTCATGCTTCGTCCTCTACGTCAGCGCGGCCCTGCAAATCCGCCAGAACCAACGCCTGGGCCAGAGCCTCCCCGCTGGACTCCAGCACCATGTCCGGATACAGATCCAGCAGCCGGTCGCGGACCTCCTCCAGGCTGGCCGCTTCGGTCAACAATCCATACACGGCCTCGACAAGGTCACTTCCGTCATTTTGCTCCAAGGCTTTGGCGGCAAGTCCGCCGACCCCACCATCGACGCCCTGCTCGCGGTTATGTGCCCGGATCATGGCTGGTTCAGGTTTCGCTTCTTGCTCCGGTACTATTGCGGGAGCAGGCTGCCCGAGCAGATCCTCTGGTTTAGCTTTGGCACCCGGATCGGGCATGTTGATTTTGTCGCGCACCACGCTCTGTTCGACTTTGAGGCCCAGAGGCACCAGTTTTTCGAGGGCGTTCACCAAGGCGCCAATATCTTCTGCTTGCGGCGCGCGTAGCTGCAGGCTCGGGTAGTTCTCTTGCGGGCCGTAATTCAGATCAATAAACGCTTTGATCAAGTCGCGGCCGAGGGTCTCCTCAAGCTGCTCGGCGTCATCGTCGCGAATGTCGTCGCGCACCTCGGCCTGCAGCTTTTCGTCTCCAAGTTTGCCCGGCGTGCCGCTGGCACTGGCGGTCTGCCCCAAAATGCCCTTGCTCACCTGGGCATCGAGATACTCAGCCAGGCGCTGATAAAAATCGGCTGAGCTGTTTTTTCCGGCCTCGACCAGTTCGATCATCATCGATTCGGGAAACACCGCCGCCGCGTCGCTGCCCAGGTTGGCCACGGCGCTCTTGAGCACCGCGATATCGTCGTTGCTGGCGCCACTACGGTATTTGCCCATGCGCAGCGGCATGCCGAACACCTCGGCAAACGCCAGCCAATCCTTGACCGTGTAGCCTTTGCACATGTACGCCCAGGAGGCCAACCGGGCGAGGCCGCCACGGATGGGGATACCGGTCTTGATGCGCGGTACGTGCACGATATAGCCGAAGGGGCTCAGAGGCAGGCCATCCAGCATGTCGGCCTCATCGCGCAGGCGCACCTCGCTGCGGGTAGCCTGGTCGAATTGGAAGAAACGCGGGTCGCGGTGCTTGTAGGCGGCAGGCGTCCATGTGGCTCCGGAACGATCCCAGACGGTTTCCACCACGCTGAAGCCTTTGCCCAGAGCGTCGAGCAGATCCTTGATCAGACTGCGAAACCCAGGCTTGCGCACCAGGCCGCGTACCTCGTCGGCCAGCTTGACGTCTTGGCTGCTGTCGCTGTAGGCCTCGACGCTGATCGGCAACCGAGACACGGCCAGCTTGCGCTTGGACAGCTCCGAGGCGTAGTGCAGGTCACGCTCTTCCATCTCCTCGGCCAGAGTCAGATACTCGTAGTGATCGCCCTCGGCGGCAGACTGCAGCAAGGCGGCCAGGCGTTGCGGGGTCAGGCCGCTGGCGACCGTGTCTGTCCAGACCGTGCGGATGCCGGTTAAAGCCGGCGCGGCTTTTTCGCGGGTCAGATCCCGGGTCATGACCGGCCGACCGTATGCGTCGTATAGATGAGCCATTTACCAGAGTCCTTTCCCGCGTCCGACACCGGCGGTAGTGCGTATCGGGCGCGGCAGTTCATCGTGCCGGCGCACGGGGTGATAGGCGTATTCGATAGCGTCCATCAGACTGGCGTAATACGCCATGGCGATGGCGATGGCGGCGTCGCCGTGGCGGTTTTTGCTGTCGCCGGTCTTGCCTTCTGGCAAGCGGGGGATGCCCTTGATCACCTGGATGGCGCGCAAATCGTCGAGCACCTCACGGTCGCGCGGCAGGGTGATCAGGTCGTCCTCAAAGGCGGCCTTGAGCTTGGGCATGTTCTCCAGATACCAGGCCTGGGAGAGCATCACGCACTCGATGCGGCCTGCGCCGTAGCGGTATGCGGTCTGCTCGGCCAGATACTGACCGTTGCCGCGGGCATCGAGGGCGCCGGCCTGCAGCCGCGGCAGCCGGTCGGCAATGGTGTTCAGCACCTGCTCCTGCTGCTTGAACGGCACGTTGCGCAGTTCGACCAAAAAGGGCACGCGCCGGCGCAGATCTTTCTGGATGGCGACAGGAGCAATCACGGTCAGGTCGCCGGAGCGGCCGAAGTCCTCGCCGAAGGCATGCGAATCTGCCGCGTCGAGCTTGACCAGGTGGGGCTTGAGGTTCGCCTCGCACCAGTCGCGCATCTCGGCTTCGCGCAGGTGCTCGGGCCAGCCGTTGAACTCGGCCGAGCCCTCGTAGCGCAAGACCGGCGCTTCGACCATGCGCGCCTCGATGAGGGCACGGGAGAGATAGGCCCCGCCGCCGCTCTTGGGCACGCAGTAGTATTCCTCCAGGGCGTCCTCGCGGGTGGCCGTGTCGCGCAGCAGATTCTCTTTCCACTCATCCTCGGCTGCCTGGCTCCACGCCGCCCCGCGCACCTGGCAGATGCGCTTGTACAGGCCATCATTGCAGGCATCGTCGAGGGTGATACGATGCACGCTGTAGCGCTTTTTGCCGGCGCGGCTGTCCTGGATGATCTCGTTGAACAGGTTCTCCACGCCGTTGTGGGTGCTGATCAGGCGCACCTTGGCGCCCCACATGGTGAGGGCCAGGGCGGCCTTCAATACTTCCGCCAGCTGCTCGTGAAAGGCGGCCTCATCTATCGTGACGTTGCCCTGCCGTCCGCGCATGTTGGAGGGACGGGAACTGAGCGCCTGGATCTTGAAGCCGCTCAGGAAGCGGATCGTATAAGTGAGGATGTCCTTGTCTTCGTCCTCGAAGATCTCTTCCTCGATCTCCCCGGCCGCCCGGTTGAACATCTTGGCCCACATGGCGCAGGCATCGATGAACTCAAGGGCCATCTCCTTGTTGGAGCCGACGTAAAAATGGTTGGTGCCCCCGGCGCTCTTCGCTGCACTGGCAGAGAGCACGGCATCGGATGCTTCGGCCCAGGTAAGCCCGGTGCGTCGGCTCTTCTCGGCGATCTTGAGCTGCGCCTCGTCGGCGACCCAGCGCTTCTGGTACGGCAGCAACACGGATTCGGGCGCGGCGGTGGTCATGCGATCCCCAGAATTTCACGCTTGATGGCGTCGATGGTGTCGCGGCTCATGCCCTGGCCGGCGAGGGTCTTGTCGGCCACGTTGGCGGCAGCTTCGGCGGCCTGCTTCCGAATCTCGGTCTCCCGCTCCACGTTCAGATTCGCGGCTTTCTCCAACCGCATCGATGTCAAGGCCAAATCCTTGAGCATGCCGACCACCGCAGGCGCGCTCTCCTCGTCCAGCGACCCTTGCTGCATAAACAGGGTCACGTCAAACGACAGGGTGCGTAAAATTTCGTTGATCAGATTGCCGACCTTGCCCTGGGGCGCGGCGCCCAGCTTGTTGATCCAGCGATCGGCGACCTCGCGGGACTGGCGCAGCCGCTCGCCGACATCGCGCATCTGCAGATCATAACGATTGACCGCCGACTTGCTGACCCGCTCGGGGCAGGCAGGGTCAAGCACCTCCGGATCTCCGGCGGCGCGCAACTCGGCGAGGATCGCGTTGACCTGGTCAACCGCCTGCAGCTGGGTGATGCGCGGGTTGTCCAGCATCGCCTGCAGCTGCTTGCGGACTCCGGCGGGCAGCAGATCGACGGTGGAGGGTTGGCGGCGTTTGCGGCCCATGGCTATCCCCTCGGCCTCGGACGTTTGACCCCCGGCACCGTAACCCGCCCGGCCGCGACATCGCCGCCCCGGCCGGTGAGGGTGGCCACCAGGTAGCCGGCGGCATCGCGCACCGTAATCAGCCCCTGCTCCGCCAGCCAGTTCAGATCGGTGCGGATGCGGTCGCGGCTGCAGTCATGGCCAAACACCTCCAGCACCGACTGCAGCACGGACTCGTTGTGACTGTAGCCGTCGTCTTCGGCCAGGGCGCGCAGGATCACCAGGCGGATATCGGCGGCAATCAGTTCGGCATAACTCATGGGTTCCCCCGGTTCAGCAAATGTTCGTTCATCAAATCCACGGCGCGGTTCAACCCCTTGAGCGTGCCGGACATCTCCCGCACCTCGCCGAGCAGGCTCGTCAGGCGGCGGTCCAGCTCATCGTGATGGCAGCATGGCGGCGTCTGACGCACCGCGAATTCCACCTCGGCCAGGCGTTGTTCCAAAAGCCGGAATTTCGATGACGTAACCTTTTCGCGGTTAACCCACCAGGTGTAGACGATATTGCCGCCCACCAGCGCCATCACCAAAATTTCACGCCAGAAAGTTAAAGCTGGGTAATTCAGATTCGCCTCCTTGCAGCCTCCAGGGCGCGTTGGCAATCGATGCACAGCCGGCAACCCGGTACCGCCTGCCGCCGTTTCTCAGGGATCGTTTCCCCGCACTCTTCACATTCGCTGCGCCCCGGGCCGGTTGGCTGCCGCAGGCGCCAATCGCGCATGGCATCCGCCTGCAGCGCTTCGTTGATAGCCTGAGCGCGGTCAATATCGTCTGCCATCAGTCCACCCTGGCCGCGCAGCATTCCAAGAGATCCGCCAGAGCCGCATCCGACAACAGCCAGCCATCATGCGGCGCAACCTGCCCGGCGCTCACCGGCACCGCCTGGCTACCGCCCTGAAGGTATGCGGTGTTTTTCGCGCAGCTCGTCGATGCGAGCAGACACAGCGTCAGCATCACCGTCGGCAATCGCCTGCCGTAGCGCCTGCGCCGCGTCATGCCGGGCTTGCTCCTGCCGGGTGGGGGTATTGGCCAAATAGTGCTTGAGCAGCGCCACGGCCAGGGCCAGCAGCGCTGCAAACGCCTCCCACATCAGGCTGCCGCATCGCCATCGCTCCAGGTGATGGCTTCCTTGGTGATCAGCCGCAGCACCACGTTGACCGCCGCCAGGGCGGACGCTTGCGCCTCGGGGCTGATGATCCAGTCGGTGTAGCCCTGCAGGATCAGGGCAAGGATGGCCAACAGGTTGGCCCAGAAGGTTTTGCTCAGCCAAAATTTTTTGCCGGTGGTCATATCGCCTCCGTTGTTGGGGGTCAGTACAGCCACAACACCTGTTGCGGCAGTGTTTCGGAGATATCCAGATGCACAAAGCGCCGGCCGATGCCGATACGGTTGATGCCGGCCTGCACCGCCAGCGCCACCAGCGCATGGCGCAAGCGGCTGCCGGTGCATTCGATGTCCACCGCCAGGCCTGCGACATGCGCTGAGTTCGACTTGCTGCCGACCCGGGCGTTATGCTCCAGACAACGCACGCCGCTGGTGATGATCAGCGGTGCGCCCAGAGCCTCGCGCATCTGCTGCAGTATCGCCACCAGCCGCGGGGAAATATCGTCGGCGCCGCAACCGCAGTGGCAGGCAAACTCCCTGCGGGAAAAATTCGTGGACAGATCACCCATGGGCTACCTCCTTGGCTGACGCGGGGTGTTGCGATTGCCCGTGCCACCGCCGGAGCCATCGCGTCGCGGCGTACCGCCGCAGCTGCCTTGCCTGGGTCTGTTGCCTCGGGGCATAGTGATCTCCTGTCGATTGGGAACTATGGACGGGGCGGTCCCCCATGGACCGCCCCTGCGGAAAGGACGAACGGCCAGCAGCACGCCGGTGCCGATGTCGTAACGATAGTAAATTTAAAGGAATTTATCGCGGGGAGTTGTCAGGGTTTGGCAGCGGGAATGAAAAAGCCCCTCCGGTGACGGAGGGGCGGTTGAGACAATGACGGCAGGTGTGCGGTTAGACCCCACCGTAATCGGCGCCGGGGGCTGGCTCGGCAACTGGGGCATGGCACGAATCGTTTAGAACCATTTGTTTAAAACAACCCCATCTGCCGCGAGTCCACGCCGTTGACCCGCTCATACGTGTTGTTCCGCCGCAAAAACTCCACCAGCTCATCAAAACGAACGCGCCGAGACCGGCGCAGCATGTAGGAATCGAGACTGCAGGGGCGGGTAGGCTGCCCGGTTTCAGGGTCGCGCTCGTAGGCGGCCACCAACCGCCAGAAGGTGCGGTCTGAGACAGACAGGATGGCCTGTACTTCGCCCGGCGTATAGCTGGCCTTTTGGGGCAGCCCGGCGGCGCGCAGCATGCCCATCAGACGCTGTTCGGAAACTTCCACGGGTATCATTTCTCTCCTGGCCGGTCACGTAGTGTTTGCGCCTGTTCGCGTAGCTGGCGTCGGCGCGCTTCTTCGTCGATTTTTTCCGTCTGGGGCAACCCCATGCCGCCGATGATCCGTTGGCGCATTTCCCTGAGACTGTTCAGCGCCGTTTGGCAATCCTGCTCCGACCGGGGAGCCTCCGGCAGGACCTCCTGCTGCGGGCGACGCGGCATGTGCGCCCAGATGGCCTTGGGCTCGGGCCATTTTTCTACGGCTTTTAAAAGCCCGGAGAAGGCGGTTTTAACCCGTTGTGAATCAACCTCCTCGACCGTGCAGCTGCCAGCCATGATGTGGTGCCAAACGTCGGCCGTGCGGGGAATGACCTCCGCGCTCGGCGTGCCGTCCAGCCCCAGGGTCAGCAGCGCAGCCAGCCCGTCGGCGATCAGCCCGCGCAACCAATCACCGCTGCCCCAATCGGACAGTGAGGCAATGGCGCGGGCACGTTTGCCGGTCGGGGCGGGCTGGATCTGTGCTACATCCGGCGTAGCAAGGGCTACATTTGGCGTAGCGGCCACCGACTCCAGCACCCGCTTCAGATAGTTATGGTTGGTCAGCGGTTTGATCTGCCCGCCGTCCCGCTTGGCGCGCATCGCCTCCACCGTCTCGGCCAGCGCCGCCGCCAGCACGCGCGGATCGGCACCGACCTGCAGCACCTCGGCGGCCAGGCGCACTGCCCGATCAAACGACAGCGCGCGGGTTTTGCTTCGGAACAGACCGAGGTAGGCGATCAGCGGCCGGGCCAGCGGGCCGGCCTGGGCAAGGATCAGTTGCAGCTCACCGGCGGCCTCGCCATCGAGGGCGGCTTCCAGGGGGTATTTGGCGTGGCAGCAGGGGCAGGTGATGTTCATTTGTCCCCCACGGCAAAATAAACGCAAAGAATCACGAACCATGCGTCCGCCGAGTAAAGATTCGTCGCTATTCCTATCACTAGTGTGACAATTAGAAATGCCATCATTTGTCCTTTGGTTTGTTGGCTGCTTTGGCTTTCTCGATTTGCCGAATCCGCCGTCGCACCACCTGGGCGCGGGTGCGATGTTCGCAGCGTTCGCAGCTGGCCAGCAGTTCCAGCAAAAACGGCATATCCCCGATCAACCGTAGGGAGCTCCGACAATCGTCGACGCTGGTGCTGATCAGTCCACAGATCGTGAACCCGTTGCAGTCGCTCATATGCCAATCACTCCTTTTCGGCCAGGGCGCCTTTTTTGACGGCGACCATGCCTTTTTTTTCAAGCCACAGATCAATCAAGCTCCGATCGATATGCACCGAGATGGCGGGTTTGTTTTCCCGTCGGCTGCACCATCCGAACAAAAATCCGACCAGACCAACATACAAAGGAAATAATATATCCATACTAGTTCTCCTCCCCACTCAGATCCCACCCCTCACGCTTTGCCTGTTTGCGCAGCGCGGTGATGATTTTGTACAGATCGCCAGTAGCCACCCAGGCCACCCGATCAACCTTGCAGATCCGCTGCGCCAGACTGTCAGCGTAGCCCCAGGGTTTGCCGCCGACGGTTAACAGCGCCTCGATTTTTTCCAGCTGCCGGGCACGGCTGGCCTGGTCGAGCTTCTGGCCGCGTTTGCGCTCGGCGTTGTGAGGGCGCTTGCCGACCTTTTTGCGGGCGCCTTTTTTCTGCCAGACGCCCGCGGCCAGCGCCTTGGCCTCCAGATCTGCGACCAGGCCGGCAGCCTGCCGGTCGCTCATGGCCTTGCTGCTGGTTACGCCATAACCGGCCAGCACGGCTCGGTAATCGTCGTCGGACAGACCGAGCGCGCCCTTGAGGGTATGGATCAGCTTAATCTGTTTCGGATTGGCCATGGCTTTGCTCCTCGATAACAGTCTGCCTTGTGGCCAAGCTCACTGGATACGGCCACGGCGGCGCTTCGTGCGGCAGATGTTTGACGTCTTCATGCACCCAGTCGGCGCATTGCGCGGCCGGGTTTTTCAGCCGTGCCACATGGTCCGGATGGCGGCACCAGCGTTCCAGGCCACGCCATCCGATATATTTGCAATCGCTACAGGGCATGCGCCTCCAAAAAGGGCCGGCGGGTCAGGAGGTTTACCCCGCCGGCCAACATGGGGCGCCCGTCGCCCCGCTTATCGTGGCTGCTCATCAGGCCCGGGGCGCCACCCCCGGACGACCGGCCCCTTGCGGGGCGCGGTTTCGCATCTAGTTGACGGTCAGCGCCTTCTCACCGGTGTCTTCGTCCTCGTAAAAGGCCAGGCGCAAAGCCTCGCCAACCACATCGCAAAGGCGCATATCGCCGGGGACATCCCGGAGGGCTTCGCGCATAGCGTCAACCGTCTCGATGCCCTCGATTTCGCTCAGCAGCTTATACATCACGCCACCTCCTGAGTTTTGATGATCACCGCCTGCGCTTTGCAGCGCGGGCAGCGGATATAACGGATCGGTTGCTGTTTTCCTTCGCCATCGATAAAGCTGGTTTTTGGGCGCAATTCAGAAAACTCCTTGACATGGCACCAGGGCCGGCTGCAAAAAGCGGTTACGACGTATTGCATACCTTTCTCTCCTTATCGCGGTTATCCGCGCATCAGTTCCGGCGGCACCCGGTCCAGTGAAATGAACGATGCCTGCCCGATGGTCACGCCCATGGGGCGGGTGCGTGACGGAAGTCCTCTGCCCACCTGCGCCTGGCCCGCCGGGGCGTTGACGCGGAGGGTCTCTCGTGTGCAGGCTGACGCCTGCCGCGGTCCGTTGTCCTGTGACATTTTCATCCCTTTTTTATGCGCCGCTGACATCCAGCGACATCTGCTTGTAACTGCCGTCGGCCTGCCGGCGGTAGATGCGGATGTAGGCTTTGCTGCCGACGGTCTGCAGGCTCTCGCCGATAGCGTCCATGGCCTTTTTCCAGCGGGCGTCCTGGATATCGAGCCGCCGCAGCCCCAGCACCCGCTTGGTATTAACCCGGCCGGTTTTGTCCACCTGGAAGGCGTCGTTGATCAGGGTGCGGATCTCCGGGCGGCTGCCTTCGGCCCACTCGGTGATGCATTCATCGATGAGCAGCTTGGCGACCTGCAGCCGCTCGTCAAACACCATGTACTCGTCGATCGCGCGCATGATCTTGTATTCGCCGTCGAAACTCATCAGGGTCACGTTGCCCTTGCCGCCGCCGATCTTGGCGCCGAAGCGCTCGGCGGACAGCTCGACAAAAGCGGCGATGTCGTCCATGGCCTGCTGGCGGTAGTCGGCCAGATCGCGGCGCAGCGGCTCGGCGCGGGCGATCAGGTCGCGCACCAGCTCGTCGCGCACCCGGTCGATTTCCTTGACCATCTCGACCGGCACCAGGCGGCCTTGGGTGTCTTGCATGTAACCTTTGGGTATTACGGTGTTTTCCATTGATTGCAGCTCCTTAAATGGCGGTTTGATAACGCTGGGCGGCGGTTGGCCGGGGGCTGCGCCCCACCGGCTTTGGCGGGCGGTAATAGGCGCACAAGGCACCGCCGCCGAGCAGGTAAAAAGCCAGCTGGTTGTAGCTGTCAACGTCGGCCAGGTACTGTTCAAAGGTGATTTTAAGCAGCGTGCCCAGCCGATAGGTGACAAAGGCATCGGCCAGGTGGTTCAGTCTCTCGTCGCTGATACGCATGCGAGGCTCTCCTTTTGGGCGGGGTTTTCGATCCATACACCGGCGATCTGGACAAACGGCGGCGGGGTCTGGCCGCCGCGCTTTTGCCACACGCGCATCCGGTGACCGCAGCGGACGCAAAACCCGCTCTTGTTTTGCGGGCTGATCCAGGCGTTGCAACCGGCCACCGCGCAGGGCCGCCGCGTCTTGGGCGGGGCGACGGCCCGGCCCAGCCTGGGCAGGGCGCGGTGACGAACGACCGCCCGCGAACGCCGCGCGCCGCACAGGATGCAACGCACGGTCTGCAAAATAGTGCCGTCTTCCAGATGCTCGATGATCGGCTCCAGGCTGCTGCGTCCGGCGCCGCATTTGGGGCAGCGGATCATGGCTTTCTCCTTTCGCAATCGCGGCAGGCCAGGTACAGCCGCCGCCGCTGGGGGTTGGTGGCCTTAAACGGCTTGTTGCGCTCCTCGGTGCATCGCGCCAGGGGGATCTCGCCCATCACCGGGCAGATGACGGTTTCGCTGCCGAACTCGGCGGCGATCAGCTCCAGAATGCGCTCCGGGTTGCCGTTGTACTTGCCATGCAAAACCTGATTGACGGCGGCGGTCGAACGGCCGATGCGGCGCGCGACTTCGGCCTGGCCATGCTCGTCCACCACGCGGCGCAGCAGATCGAGGCGGTCACGTGTTGTCATGGCTCACCTCCTGGCTGCTCCATACCACTTCGCTCCGGTTGGGGTCGTAAACGGCTTTGATCCGCTGGATCATCGGCGGCTTTGGGCCGCTGTAACGCGCGGCCAAAAACCGGTAGCGCGTCAACACCCCGCCCTTGCCGGTCCCCTTGCCGGGGCGGGATACGGCCAGATATCCGGCCAAATGCAGGTAATAGCAGTAATCCTTGGCCTCTTTTTCGGCGATAACGCAGGTTTCGGTCGAGGCGTTCACGGCCAGATCGCGCGATGAAAACTCGCCGAGGATCCGCATGGTCCGCCACATCTGCTCCCTCCCGCGGCCCTGCGTCACTTCGGTGCCGTCGCGGCGCACACGGGGGGCCTCGATCCCGACATCGCGCATCAATTGGTAAACATGGGCCCGCGAGCCGTAATCGGCGGTCCGGGTGCCGGCGACTCTGAGATAACCGGCGGCGCTGAGGCCCTGCAGATAATCCTGGATGGAGGCTTTGGACAACTGGGTTTCGAGCCAGATATCCCGCACGGTGAATTCGCTCAGCTGGCGGATGGCCGCCCAGATGGCGTCCCGCGATTCGCCGCGGCGCAACGTGTTAACCGGTTTACGCGCCATGCTCACACCCTCCGCGTCGGCGCATGGCCGGTAAAAAAGGAGCGCTTGCCCCAGTCGGCCCGGCCGATGCTCTCCAGCCCCCGGGCCAGCGCCTCTTCCTGCACCCGCTCCAGATTGACGCAGATGCGCCGCACGCTGCCGCCGCTGGCTTTGTGGATCTCGGCCAGCAGATCCTCCTCGACGGTGACCTCCCGGCAGTACAGCCGCGCCAGGTGGCCGGAATCTTCCAAGTCGGCGGGTTGCGCCGGGACAAAATCGAGAATGCGGCCGTGAAAACGCTCCCACTTCTCCAGCTTTTTGGGCAGGCGCTCCTCGCCGATCAGCAGGATCGCGGCCCCGCTGCCTTCATAAAGGTCGCGGATGATCTCAACGGCGGCCTTGTCGACCAGGTGGTCCATCTCGTCGATAATCAGCGGCCGGCCCGAGCGGGCCAGTTGCTCGCAGATGACATCGGTCATCTCATAGATGGTGCGCGGCGCCTGGATACCCATCTCGTGCAGGATCGCCAGCAGGGTGGCCTTGCGGCTCCAGGTCGATTTGCACTCGATGTAGTGGGCGCGGTGGCGGTTGGCGGTGTAGGCCGCCGCCGTCGATTTGCCCCATCCGGAGGGCCCATAAAAGCAGACCATGCCCGGCAAGTGCCCGGGGCGATCCATGGCCCGCTCCAGCGCCTTGACGCACAGGCTGACATTGGCCAGCGGCGCGACCGTGTTGACGATTTCGGGGTTCTGTGTCATGCTTCCTCCTCCTTGATTAAAGGCCCTGTAAAGGGTCAGTTAGAGCCCCGCTGGCACGGGGCTTTTTTTATTTGGCAATGGCCAGATCCTCTTCAACATCCCGAAAGGCCCGCCACACGCGGGTCTTTTTAAACGACCGGTAAAACTGCGCTTCGCGATCCGTCAGCGCATCGCCCCGGTCCATCCGCGCATCCAGACGGCACCAGAGGCGGTAACGCCCACGGTCATCCGCCGGTATTTCCATGGCCTCCTGCGGCGCCGCCATTTCGATGACAAGCTCCCGGCGCGCCTCGATGGCCTCGGGCGTGGGCGTAAGCTCGATCACGCCGCGCCGCTCTTCCATGATCTCTTCGCGTTTGCGATCCACCACTTCCAACCGCCGCGCTTCCCGATCCTCCATGGCTTTTTCCGTAGCCGACCGGGCGAACATGCGGCTGTGGTTGGCCTCGAATCTGGCGATGCAGATCAACCGCTCATCCATATCCCGTACCCACACCCGGCTGCCGTCTTGCACCTCGTATTCGGCAAATACTTGCTCGCCGCCGTGGTGTACCAGTTCCGGGTTATAGTAGGTTTGCCCAAGCACCCGCACCTGCCCGCGCCGGGTGGTCACCTGCACGCGCGGGCGGAAACAGTCGTCCAGCTCGGCGTCGGTCATGGTGGCCGGCGTCCAGCCACGTGCCAGAAAGCTGTTCCACATCTCCAGTGGCGTCATGTGGCGGCGCTTGCCGGTCTCATCGGTGATTTTTGGCAGGGAACTGTGCGGGGTGTTGTTGTAGCGCTCCACGGCTTGAGCGCACACATCCAAAAACTGCGGCCAGCTGGGCAAGAGTTCGCTGGTGCCGGTCTTTTTGACCTGGGCGTCCACCAATTTGGTGGTCTTATAGAGGGTGGTGCCGTCCATGTCACGGCCGCAAAAGGTTGGCAGCTGCTTGGCGGCTCTGATCCATAGCGATTGCTGTAGCCGTTCGACCAGACCGCGCGCCTGGCTGTTGCCGACGATGCCGGTCTTGAAAGTGATGCCCAGCCTGGCGTAGCGGCCAAAAGCCGGATCGGCGTTGATTTTGGCCAGGTTGCCGCTGCCGGGGTCGGTGTAAAAGATGGCGTTGACGCCGCCGTAAGGCTTCTCGGGGGTGATGGTGATGGCATGGCGCAGGGCGTCGGCAACGGTTTGATTGCTCTCCGAAAGCCCGGCGCTCCAACCCATGACCAACCGAGTGGCCGCGTCGATCACCGCGCAAACCTCAGGTTTGAACGGCTTGCCGTGCACCGGATGCGCGACCCGCGCTTTGAAACTGTGGCCGTCGCACTGGTAGACCTCGCCGGGCACCATGTCGGAGGTGTCGCGCACCCGGTAGCCCTTGAGCGCCCGCATTTCGTTACCGGTGCGGCGCCCTTTTTCGCGGTCCACGTTGCTCATCTTCTTGAGCAACCGGTAGCACTGCGACTCACTGGGCATTTCCATGCAATCGGGCAGGATGCAGGCCAGCTGTTCCAGGGCATCGGGCACGGATAGCTTTTGCGGCACCCGGTAGACCTTGAGAAAATACGGCACCCATCCCGGCAGCGGCTTTTGGGCCGCCTCTCGGGGCGCCAGAGCCGTGACGCCCAGCCCGCGCAGCTCGCGCCAGCGGTACAGGGTACGGCGGCTCAGGGTCTGCTTGCCCATCTGCCCGCCGCTGCGGGCGTTGGCCACCGTCACCAGGCTCTGGATGTGCTCGGGCAAAAGCTCTGCCTTGGCCTGGGCCACCACTTTGGCGATGGCCTTGTTCAGCCCGTGTGTCTCGGCCAGCTGCTCGACGAGGTTGAGGATGGCGCAGCGGGCATCCATGGTGTCGCGTTGCCAGCGCGCCAGGGCGGCCGGAGCGGGCAGGTTTTCGGCCGGCACCGCCGGCAGCGCTTCGGCCTTGACAGCCGGTAAAGCGCACAGGTCTTCCGACACATTGCTGATGGCCTGTTCCAGCAGGGCGTCGCGGGTCTCTTTGGGCAGGTTGTCGATGTGATATTCACGACGGGTACCGTTGCGGCCGCCTTTCCCGGCGGCATCCCGAAACTTCCAGCCTTCGCTTTTCGCCTTGCGATGGATGCTTCTGGCTGTCTTTGGCAATTTCGGCATTCCGGCTAAATCTTCAGCTGTGAAATATCCGTCCATTAATCTCTCTCCGTGTGTCTCGGCTGCTCGTCAGGCCCGGGGCGCCGCCCCCGGACGACCGGCCCAGCAGGGCGCGGTTTCGCGTTAAATCGTCTTCATATGACCGAAGGCCTGTGATAGGCTTTCGGCATCAACCAACCCTGTGGAGGACACTTTGACCAAGGCCTACGAACTGATCTTCAAACAAATGGAAACCCTCTATGTCTGGCTGACTGACCGGCTCCCCGCCCGGCAGGACGGGTTGTTCCGGACGTACCTGTGGTCGGCGTCCCTGGCGCTGACCCTCGATCTGATGTTGCTGCAAAAATCGCCGGTCTGGCCGGTAATGCATTGGCAGGCCTTTGCCGTGATTTCGGCGTTGCTGGCGTTGCTCATCGTGGGCGTCTGTCTCGACAGCTTGCGCGGCAAGGATGCCGACAATGTCAAGGCCCCCGATTACTGCGCCTTTCTTGACGGGCTTGCCGATGGCACCTACGACGACGAAACAGCTCTGCGATTCCTCGTCGATCAGACTCGGGACGTTATTCGCCGTCAAATAGCAGTCCAAAGCTCGCGAGCAAAAAGACTGCGAGGCATATCCATGTCTCTGATGGCATCTCTCGGCCTCCTGTTGATAGCGGGGGTGCTGTTTATCCGATCCTGAAAGGAGGTGATCTTTCATGGCTGACAAAACCAAGGGCGAGGCCCAGGCCCCTAAACCACAGGCCCCGCCCACTCCGCCGGCAACGCTGGAGGTAGCGACCAACAGCGAAGACGGCCGCCGCATCACGACCAGGGACAAAAAATCCACCCCCCGCTGACCCTCACTCCGCGGGGGGTAGGTGCGTACCGCTCCCCGCGGGCTCATCTTTTCTTCTCCCAGGCTTTGATCATCCGGTCGATCTCTTGCGCCTTTTGACGCATCTCGGCCATCTGCTCGGTGAGCTGCTGCTTTTGACTGCGCAGCGCGTCCGGCCCACCCAGGGCAAACATCCCCACCGGCTGGCACACGATCTCCAGCACCGTGGTGTCGCCCGTCGCCCGGCAAAAGGCCGCCGCGTATTCCAGCGGAAAGCGGTGCCCCTCTTTGCTCTCGCTGGTCCAGGCGTCCAGCATGAACTTGCTGATCTCCTGATCCGTCAGCTCGCTCATCTTGGCCGCGATCTCCCAGCGGGACAGCGCGCTGCCCTTGATCGCCTCGTACAGGGCGTTGCGTATCTGTGACCGCATGTTCAACGCCCCCGGCGCGTCGCGCAGACCCAGCAGCATGCGTTCCTCCTCCTTGCGTAAAACGTCCAGCAAACTCAGTTGATTGGGGTCGGTCTTCTGTCTGGCCATGTTCTCCTCCGTAGACGGAATATGGGCAACCGCACCCCTCCTTATAGCCATTGTTAATTCATGTCAGTTTTGGTACTCTTTTTCCGAGTTATGAAGCGGCGCGGCTCGGCCCCGTAGCGGCTCGGCCAGATCACCTCCGGTTCGACGCCGATGATGTCGGCCACAATCCGCTCCATCGGCCGCCACCCGCGCCACAAAACCGTGTTGGGCGAGCGCACGTGATAGCCGTGCTCCCGGGCGATGCGGGCAAAGGTGTAGCCCCTCTTCGCCAGGGCGGCCTTCACGTCCGCCGGGTGCCAGTCGGTTTGAGGGGTGTGTTTCTTTGCACAGTTCATAGTCAATCCTTGATGGGGGTTATAAGTACGCATGCACAGAGACATGGACATCATTCGCAAAATCGTGCTGGCGGTTAAAGACGCCACGGGCCCCGTCGCCTCCGTTGATGGCTTATCCAGGCAAACCTTCGCGCACCATGCGCAGCTTCTTGAAGAAGCCGGGTTGGTGACGGCTGCGATCCAGGGCGGCGGCAAGAAGATCTCCGAAATGGTGGTCATCTATCGACTGACCTGGGATGGGTCGGATTTTGCCGACGCCATCATCGAAGACACCTTGTGGAAAAAGGCAAAAGACAACGTCATGAAGCCCGCCGCCTCATGGACATTCGGAGTTCTCCTTGAATACCTGAAGATGGAGATCACCCGAGGGATCCCAGGCTTTAAGTAATGCCTCGATGTCCCTGGCGCAGTTGTAATAACAAATACCGCCATGTTGGATGAAGCGCCGGCCGAATTCGGTTTCTTCAAAAGGAGCCGTGCGCATGGCATTAGCCGCTCGTTTCAGCCATTTCCGGGCGGTCTGCACGAGCTGTTGCTCCAGGGATTTATCGGCCAGCGGCACCACCTTGAACCGCCCGGCATACTCCTGCTCGCCCCACTTTTGGGCGCAATGCGGGCAGGTAAAAACCGCCGGATAATCATCCATGCCGTCTACCGCGACGGCATAACGACCGAGCTGCTGAGAGTGAAATGGGCAGGCCATGTGAGCCTCCTTTTTTGCCTTTTATTCACCGTGAGAGGGGTTTTATGGGTACCCCGGATTTGCAGTCACAGATTGATGCGCTGGAGGACAAAGTTTTTGCCCTCATGGGTTTGGTCAACGCGCTTATTTGCGCTTTGAACGACGCCGGCATCCCCCTGCGCGACAAGCTTCGCATTCACTCGGCGACGGCAGCGAACGATCTTGAAGATTTTCGGTTGACGGATGCTGCCGCATTTCTTGATGAGCTGCGCGACGTTGCCGACCTTCTGCTGCGGCCTGCAGCCAAGACTTGGGGAAATAAGAACGATGGCGAGCGAGATCCATAAGGCCTCCTTTTTTTGACTGTCTGTTTTCGAGTTGTGAAATCGACATAGCCAGAAGATAACCCCTAATATTATAAGTGTCAACCTAAAATTTTATGTCCGTACTCAAAATTTTCCGCCTTTTTGGAAAAATGACGTAAGCACTTGAAAATAGGTCATAATTTAACATGTCCTCACTTAAATGGAGACGTCTCTACTTATGTCCGTACTCAGACAGCAAGTATGGACATGGAAAATACGATGGAAATAACAGACAGATTGAAAGCGATACGCAGTTTTTTAGGTAAAACGCAAAAGGATATGGCGGCGGCCCTTGGCGTGTCACTGGGGTCCCTACAGGCATACGAATCTGGGTCTAGCTACCCAGGCGGTAGAGTGCTTGAGGAGTTGGCTCGATTGGGAGTCAACGCCAATTGGGTATTGCTCGAAGAGGGGGACATGATGCGCGGCAAAGACCTTCCCCCTGGCGGCCAGGGCGCCATCGATCGGGAGATCATGGAGACCACCATCCGGATTATCGAGGAAGTTTTCGAAGAACACGACCTGGAGCTGCCGCCGGCCAAAAAGGCTAAGCTCATCATGTTGCTGCATGACATGTTTGTTCAGGACGAGCAAAAGCTCAATGGTGCAAAAAGAACGATTGTTGAATTGGTTAAGCTTGCTTCGTGATTTTATGGAGGGATGTACCGTGAATGGTAATGCTGGTGATATGAAAGGTAAAGTTGTTGATTTCCTTACAGAAGCGAAAAAAAGAAAAGATACAACCTGTCAAAAGACAAGCCAGCCGACCAAACCCAGCATATCCATTAGCGGCAACAGCAACACCATCCACAGCGGTGACATCCACATAAAGATGGGCACCATGATCAACAAAATAAAAATCACCAAAGAACGCGCCGAAGGTCAAGACTCCCTGGTCAATATTGAAATCAACTTTTGCGAATAGTTGTTAATTGAGCAAAACGAACCTTTGCTTACTGCAATTTTATATTTTTATATTGAGGCGAGAATAGTTTGTGGGTGGTTTTGGGAAAAATGTAAAAAACATATTGTGGAGGTGGCTACCATGACGGGTAAGAAAGTTACATATGTGATGCGATGCGGGAAAACGATCGAAGCCGATGAAGTGTTTTTCGCCTGGACATCTGGCGATTTAAAAAGAATGATTAAAGCTACAAAAATAAAAACCAATCCAATAGACCGGCACCACTTATTAAATAGTATTGTCAAAATTACCCACAAACAGTCAAACGACCTAGCAACGGCAAAATTATGCAAGGAATATTGTGAAAAGCACTTGGATGAGTTCCCTGGCCTTGCAGGACCGTTAAAAGAGGGCGCTGGCGGATTTCTGCCGGCTGTTGATACGTTTAAGTTCCTAGCCGATATTTATTATTATGAAAGAAATTACGAAAAGGCTATCGAAGTTTGCAGGAAGGCCATTAGCTACGGCGTTAAGTCAGGTACGAAATCGGGTTTTGAAGGGATGATCTCCAATATTGAAAAACGGATGAATGGTTAAACGTGTTGGTTTTATTGTAGGGAAATATGTTATTTTACTGGTACCATTATTGTTTTAAGCTGTGCCAATATTTCGTCCTCTCTCTTTTTGATATAGGCCAATTCTTCAAATAACGCTGCAGCATCAGCATTTTGTTTAGCCAATATTTCGCGGTCGATACCTAACCCCTTGTCCGCTTGACGCAACTTTACTGCATATCGGCTTAATGCCGATCTGGACACAGCATACCCCAAACTCCTTATCCAGTCAGCAATATCTTGCTGGTCAATAGAGCCCGAACGCAGGCGTCTTTTTAATTCGATCTTTATCTCAAGCGGCAGCTTCTCTATGTTTGATTGTGGCATGGGCCCCCTCCGATTATGTTTATTTTGCCGGATTATATCGGGGGCCGGGCAATCTAGCAACAAAACCTCTTAACCGGTGTCAAAACGTCCGCAAAAAACAAGCAAATTGCTCGAAATGCTTTTACGGTTTCTTTGACACCAAATTTTTAAACGCCATCTTAACCCCTCTCCAAATATTCTTTCTAAGAGCCCGAAAATTCAATAGTTCCCCACGCATTACCATTGTTTCCCGCCGTTCCCCGCCCAATAGGTCACTAGTGCCATACCAGTCGGTGGTTCACACTTTTTAGGGACTAAATTCTTTTTCAGATTTTTCCCAGGCATCCGCAAGAGCCTTATATGCGTCAGAGAACCCATCTTTCATGTGGTCCCAGGCATCGACTGAACTGGCCTTCATGCTCTCATA